CTTGGTTGTCTGGCAACTTGCTTTGCTGAACGCCGCTTTTTATTTTTCTTTATCGGAAATAACTTGCGGTATTCAGCAATGCTGACTGATGACATCAAGCACCACCTTTCAGCAAATTTTTCAACTGATTAGCAAAGCAGTTATAAACTCGTGCTTTATCTTGATCGCCAAAAAGGCTTGAAGCATGAGCATCGTGTTTATACTTTTGAACTAGGTTTTCAATTGAACTTCTTAGCTCAACTAAATTCGCTTGTTGTTCTTTTTGAATCTCCCAAGCCCACTTTCCAGATTTACCCTCAAACTCACTCATGGCTGGCTCCTTTTTCTGCATCACACATTTCACATTTATCTATATGCCCCCACCCATCATCTCGAATGAAGCCAAACCCCTTACAAGCCTTACATTTGACTTTCTTTTTCTCACCCACCAAGAAATATCGATCTTTCTGGTTGTAGGTAATATCAATAGAACCTGAGTAATAGCGCCTTAACGCCCCATCAATATGAAATTCGTGTGGACCTACACAAAACATCCACCCCGAACCCCCGCCGCACTTTGTAAACCATGTGAAATATGCTTCTCTCCATTTCACATAACGGCCAGACAGATGAGGAGTCAACAATTCAATTAAACGTGCTCTAAGCATCTCCATGCTTGCTGACATATCTCCATAGTGATATTCAAGATCGTAGCTATACTCGCCTGTGTTATATCTAGTTGGCATGAGATTCACCGCCTCCGTATATTGATTCGTGGTCTTTAATGCATTCCTTCAAATAACCCATGCCATTTTTAGTGCGTGATGTGAACTTTGCTTTCTCAATTCCACCAAACTGCTCAACGATGCGAAGGCTTTCTAAAAGGATTTTGAGATCATTGATTTGCACTGGTTCAAAACCACGCTTCTTAAACCATTCACCATTGTTGTCTGTTAGATTCCAAACTGGATGAAAACCATTGTGAAACTGAAACTCAGGCTTAGTGCGAAAGTAATAACCGTCTTGGAAGCTCTCAGCGTTGCTAGGCGCACCACCAACAACCTCTCTCGCCTTCTCTAAACCGTGGTCTTTGATGAATTGGGTGGCTTTCATTGGACTTCCTCCATATATGGCAAGTCAGAATCTAAGCACTCACACCAAATGCGATCTCTGAAGGTGAATTGATGCCATCCGTTCTTTGTGCCTATGTAAACAAGAACTTGTGGCTCATGTGACCACTTGTATTTATTACCAATTATTAGCTTCATCCCTTCACCCCGTCACGTTTGGTCACGTTCTTATTAGCTCTATGAAGGCAATTAGCCACTGCCCAAGCATCAAGACATGTATCGCCTTTGAACTCTTCATCCATCATCGACAGCCACTCTTCCTTAGCGCCTTTCCAGCCTTTGGTTTTAAGTCCTTGCCCTTTGTTCACATAGCAATCTGAGTAACCGTTAATGAACTCTGATAGCTTCATAGGTGTATCGATACGGAACCCACGCTCTACAATTCCTTCCTCACCTGAGTCCTTCTTGATCTTTGCGAAGAAAGTCACGCCATAAGTTTGATGATTTGGAATAGTCCCAAACTGTAGAGCTGTGAGTAATGAGCCTTGATAAATCTTCATAAGCACAGGCAAAGGCAGTTGACCACTTGTATCACCTGACTGCTTTTCGTATTGCTCTACGATTTCAACTGCATTGAATACATTCCAAGACAATTGGAAGTGTTGAGCTTTAGGAGCTTTGCGTTGTTTCTTCATGCTGCTAACTCCTTTTTGCGCTTATTAGCTTCTGCCATGCAGTGAACACACTTGTTGCAAGTGACATAGCGAGTTGTTGTTTTGCACTTCTCACACATACGGCCTTGATAATGAGATAGACCTTTTGCTAGTGCTTCATTACGAGTTTTTAAGATTGGATTAGCTTTTTGATGTTTTTCTATTTCCTTTCTGGCTTTCATCAGACGGGTGTACAAAGCTTTCGTGCAAGCACCAGTTCTGTTGATTCTCCAAAGCACTGATGGTGCTGTATCTGCCTTCTCTGCAAGCATGACTTGACGTCCAACTTCATCTGAAACCCATTCACAAAGTGCTTTAATTTCTTCAGCAGTTGCTTGAGCGCGTTTAGGGCCAGACTTAGCCGAAGGGCCTTTAACAGTTGACACACTCTTTAGCGCTACTTGAGGTTTATTCAAATACTCTTTAAGCGGATGATCTGTTCCATTCATCACAGCGAACTGAACAGCTTTGAGCACACACAATTCGTACTCTGGTCTGCCATTACGCTGAGCTACTACAGCCAATTGTTGCCTAATTTCTGAAAGCATCATGCTATTTCTCCAAATAGATCAGGCTGCATACGCTTTTCAGTACCTGCTTGATCAATACGTTCTTGAGCAATCTCGAAATACTTTTTCTCTTTCTCTATCCCAATGAAGTTGCGACCTGTATTCACACATGCAACACCCGTGGTACCGCTACCCATTGTGTTGTCGAGTACTGTTTCACCTTCGTTTGTGTATGTGCGAATCAAGTACTCACAAAGAGCAACTGGCTTCTGGGTCGGATGGAAATTAGCTTTTTGCTTATCACTACTGAATAACTGAACTGAACGTGGGTACCGCTCTGTTGAGTCGTAAGCCTTGATATTTACTTGCTTGCCGTAATGTTCTGATCCAATGTCTTTACGCTTGGCTGTCTTACGCTCATGACCAAAGGTTTTGATGGGGTTAAATGTTGGCTTAGCTTTGTAAAACACAAGGATGTTTTCATGTGCACGTAACGGCTGGAAATGTGCATTAAAGAATCCAGTAGCTGCAGGTTTCTCCCAAATCCACTCGTAGCGAAATAGATTTAGATTTGATGTCGCAAGTACTGCTGTAAATGGATGAGCTGCAAATAGAACAATTGCGCCATTCTCTTTAATAACTCTTTCGTATTGCTCCCAAAGAGGCTCAAAAGGAATTACTGAATCCCATGCACAGCAAGTGGTACCGTATGGCAAATCACAAAGAATCATGTCCACGGTACCTGACTCAATTTCTTTCATCTGCTCGAGACAATCGCCTAAGATCAAGGTGTGCTTCATGCCGCACCTCTCAACGCCATCGGCATTTTCAAGCCGTCAGCTTCTAGCATTTTTTTGAAGTCATCTTTCTGGTCAAAAGGATCTGGCCAATAGTCAGTGTCGGGTTTGAGTTCCCAAGGTTGAACTTCCTTGATTTCCTCAGCCATTTTGTTGACTGGCGCTTGGATCTTTAGTTTTTCGCGTAACTCCGCAATTGCTTTCTGTGCAATCGTTTTGTATCGCTCGTTATCTGCTTGCTGCTCTTCCTTGGTTTGCTTGTGCTCAAGTTGAAGCTGTGTTTCTTGAGTAGAAAGGACCCCTGCCACTTCGGCTTGTTTGATAGCTGTAATGCGTTGGTCTGGATCTACACCTAAGCTCACGTTGTAAACTGGTTTTAAGCCTTGATCTTTTGCCTCTGTCACTAAGCGCTCGTAGATAGACACAAAGATCTTCTTAGCTTCTGCCAATTGGAACTTGTCACCAGTAGCAACCAAGTCAGCACACTTCTCGAATGCTTTAGCTGCTTGCTCAGTCCACACCACAGTCATTTCACGACCTGTACCGTACTCAATTGAGTTCTTAGCAATTGCCCAAGCTTCATGAGCATCTAACCAATCTGATGCTTTAGGCTCACACCATGAGCGAAACTCTGGCACTGTTGGACAGAATGTTGATTTCATCATGCGATTCACACCGCGTTTGAAATCTTCAGTGGTTAAGCCTTGATAGCATTCAACCATTGCTGCTGCGATTTCTTGAGCATCAATCTCACCCCATTGATCTGCATACTTTTTCCCATAGAACGCTTTCATTTTATTGAGCAGACGAGCTGCATCTTGCAAAGTGAATTGATTCATTACTTGACCTCCAACAAGGTTTGGTCTGGGAATACATCAACCAGCTCGTTATTCGCTCCAATACCAAACTGAGCAAAGAAATCATCATGTTTCTTCATGGTTTGAGCTTGTTGGCTTGCTTTAGATTGGTATGTACTAGCTGACTGCTTTGGCGCGAATAAGCCTTGGTAGTTACCAGTGATTGAAGTTTTGAGAGATTGATTTGAACCTTCATAACCCCACTGAAGAAAATCTTTGTAGATTGTGTTAAGAGCGTTCTTGGTTAATTTAGATTTAGCTTGTTGAGAGCGATTAGCTACGTATTGTTCCCATAGCTCTAAATCACAAAGATTTGCAAAAGTGTTTTTAGTGAGCTTGATAACTTCATCAAAACTAAGTTTGCGTACTTTATCTTTACGCTCTTTTTCAGCTTTCGCCTTTTGTTCAGCTTCTAATTTTTGTTGTTCAAGAATGATCTGTTTTTGAGTTTCTTGATAAACATAAAAACTAGCTTCAAGTGGTTTGTTTGAGCGAAGCGAGTTAAATAAATTATCTATAATTAAATATCTATAAATAATATCTATTGTGTCTTTAGTTTCTAAAGTACCTTGCGCTTTAGTTTCTAAAGTGGTGCTATTTAGTTTCTGAAGTGCTTTAGTTTCTAAAGTGGTGCTATTTAGTTTCTGAAGTGCTTTAGTTTCTAAAGTGCTTTTATTACTAAAGTGCTCAACAAGCGAAATCTCATTTAATTTGTACTTGTTTCCTAGCTTTGGATTGGTTGCAACAATAGAGATAACACCGTACTCAATTAACTGCTTTAATCCTGCACGAACTGTAGCTGTGCTTAATTTACGCACATGCTCCTCAAGGCCTTCAATTTTTCTACCTTGCAACTGTGAGTAGCTAACAAAGTCAGATTCCTTGTTAAACCCGCTAATATATTCCTCTAGCTCGGCATAAACGTTACGAGCAGCATCACCAAGAAATGGCTTAACTTCATTCCGATAAAGCCGACTAGACATAACGTAGCCTTTGTCGAATTTCTCAGACATGGCTTGTCGCTCTTTTTTCTTAGCAGTAGATGGGTGCAACGTAATAACGTTGTCCTCCTCCTGCTTATGTGCTAAATTTGTTTTCATTCATTGCTCCTGTAATGAATAACTGGACCGCTAACCTGTTCGCGCAGGAAGCGGTTTTTTAATATCCAAGCTCTGATAAACGCTTAGATAAATCTGTATGTTGGTAATCGTTGATGTCAGAAGCTCTAGCCATAGAAAGACGAGCTAAAAAGAAAATAGACTCAACAAATTGACGGTCATAGCATTCGTAATTTTCTGGAATAACTTTTAATCCAAGCGCATCCAATAATGCACAAGCGTTCTCAATCTCACTCAAGCCATTGGATTTCTTATCATTTTTCATTCTTGATAAGGTGCTCGCATCTACTCCGAGTCTGTCCGCAATTTCGCCATTATTTTTTGATGCAAGAGCCTGCATTACTAAAGCTCTTGTATTTCTGGCTCTTGCAGATAAGTCATTAGATAATTTGCTCATGGTGATTCCTATGCAGCGTTATGACTTTGAATATTTGGGTTTAAAAAAATGTGTGGGTACTGCAATTTGATCTTTGCGGGTATTCCACGCTTCATCCAGTTCTGGACACGTTGCTTATCTTTGAAGCCAAGCAGCTCTGCCACTTTTGTAGAGCCACCAAGCTTCAAGAGAATTTCTTTGTCAGCTTCAATTGACATGGTCGCCTCAAGTAAACATATGTTTAGTACATAGTAAACATCATGTTTCCTATTGTCAAATCATTTGTTTAACACAAAGTGTTTACTTTTTTGGATAATGTGTTTAATGGAAACCCTGGATACTGTGATGAAACAAGAGAAGCCTACTCACCCATCGGTGGAACGACTTTTACAAGCAAGTGGCATGTCACAAGAAGAGACCGCTAAAGCTATTGATGAATTTCCTCAGACCATCACGAATTGGAAGAAACGTGGGGTTTCTAAAGCAGGTGCTTTAAAAGCTGCCGCTAGATTTGGCGTTGCAGCAAACTGGATTCTTACTGGGGAAGGTAAAAAAGAAGAAAGCAATATCACTAAAGTAGTAGAGTGGGATTCAGACACACCAGTAGATAATGACGAAGTAGAAATACCTTTTTATAAAGAAGTTTTAGTATCGTGCGGTTCGGGGTCTTTAGCTGAAATGGTCGGCAATGAAACAAGAAAATTAAGACTAAGCAAAGCGACTTTAAGGCAATACGGGGTAGAAGCGTCAAATGCATATGCACTTACTGCATTTGGTAATTCAATGTCACCAGTAATCAATAATGGCGCAACTGTTTATGTGGATGTGGGCAGAACCAATATCATTGACGGCAAAATTTATGCTATCAATCATGGGGGTTTATTTAAGTTTAAGTATTTGTATAGATTGCCGAAAGGAGGCGTAAAGATAGTTAGCGAAAACAAGGAAGAGTACCCTGACGAGTATCTTACAGCCGAAGAAATCATGGATCAGGAATTTTGTGTAGTTGCTTACGCGTTTAACGTACAAAACTCACTTCCATAAACAAATAAACATAGTGTTTCAAATGGGCCGCTTAATGCGGTCTTTTTTTATGTCTATGTTTAGAAACAAGAAAACAAAATAATAAACATTTGTTTGCTTTTCTTCTTGACTACAGTAAACACCACGTTTACTATTATCTCACCAGATAACAAAAAAGTCCCTGACATCTGACCGACGGGACTTTTACTCAATGAGTGAGAAGATTATGGAACAAAGAATTGAAAAGTACAAGTTTAGCCAAGCCTTTAGGGATGGCTCGAAAGCATTCGTAGCTTTCTGGGTTATCACTTTCATTGTATTTACCTTCTTACGTGGCTGTGCTGACGAGCAACACGTCAACGAACTCAAAGCAAAAGAAAACCTTTATGTCCGCGTTCAGGTTGAGGGGGTGAAGTGATGGAAATACTAACTTTACGCGATCAATTTGCAATCGCAGCTATGCAAGGTGAGTTGGCGGCTCAAGGTGAAGATTTCTCTTGGGCAAATGAAGAAGCTCTAGCTGCTCGTGCATATGAAGTAGCAGATGCAATGCTTGCTGAGCGCTCGAAACATGTCGATTCGCACAAGGAGCCCTCTCATGGATAACTACAAAATCAAAGTTAAAGATGAAGCGGCGAGCAAAGAGGCTCAGGAGTTGTTTTTTGAGTTGGGCTACAAAAAAGAATGTTTTGTTCCTGCTGGTTATCCAAGATGGATTGCAACAACAGATAGTGGAGAGGATTACTGGTACAGCACAGGATTTGATTCAGTTTCACTATTAGAAGGATTTAAAGAACTCACCCTTCCCCAACTCCGTGACCTTGTTGCACAAAGCAAGTTAAAAGCCCAAGGCTTGATTAGCGGGGCTGAGGCAATGATTGCTGCACTTGACGACCAAGAAGTTGAATACAGATGGGTGGATGGTAGCTGCAATTGGCGTCCTTTTAATGATGAGGACTGGTCAGTAGAAGACTTAAAGTCTGGAACATATAGCTTCCGCCTCAAACCGCAAACCATCAAGCTTGAGTTGGAGCTGCCGAAGCCTTTTGAGCCAGAAGAAGATTGTCATGTTTACATCTTAGATGATGGAAAAACAGATGGATACCGTCGTTATTTCTATGAAGTTCATGGCGATAAAGGAAATGAATTTATTGGTATTTGGAAAACTGAGGACGAGATCAAGCAAGTTGTAGAGCAACTCAGAAAGATACGAGGTACTAACTCATGAATATGTTCGCTAAACCTGAGTTGCTCTGCCCTAGCTTTCCTTACTTGGATTTGTCTAGTGACATTCAAGTAGAAGGCGAAACGGTTTATTTCGACCTTACTTGGGGTTGCAATGTCCTTAATTGCCAGATCAAAGCTGAATCATCTTTTGATACTCGTGAAGTAAATGACCAGTTCAGTGAATGTGCTCGTGATCAGCAATATGAAGTGCTTTCAGTAGACACAAGAACTCATGCAGTAGTCGTAGATAAAGACGGCATAGAGTCACCTACAGGACTACGTTTCAAGCTCACAGAAGCACAAGTAAACAGCTTAAACGAGCAGCTTAAATACTACGCCGAAGAGTTGGCTGATGAAGAGTTGAGAGGTGGGTGATGGAGACTAAATACGATTGGTCGGATGCACCCGAAGAAGTTCAATTCATTGCGCAAGATTCAAATGGTGACATTTTTGGATTTGATGTTCCGCCTGTGCCAATGACTTACGGGAAGTGGCTTCCAGCAAATGAGTACCTTCACTTCTTTGGCAATAAACCACGAAAAACAATTTCAGATTGGGGATTGTCATTAGAACAACGCC